ATTCATGGATGGTAAAGTAATTAAATTTGAAAGAATTATATGAGTGATTTAATAATTGCAGTTGCTCTTGGCTGGGCTTTTGGTTATATAATGAAACCTGCACAAAAAGAACCCATCAATCAATCGTTACAAAATCAGGTTGAGCAATTAGAAGAAAAACTAATCTATTATAAGAAGTTAACCAAAGAATTATCAGGTGAAAATGCTGAATTCAGAAGAAAACTTCCTGATGATGGTTATCAATGGAAAGCAAATAAGGATATCATATGAGTGATGGCGGAAAAGGGAGTAACCCAAGACCGTTTAGTGTGCCAAAAGAAGAATTCAATGAGAAGTGGAATAAAATCTTTGGTGATAGACCTATTCTGGCAGGTTATTGTTATGTGTGTAACAAAAAATATAGTTGGTGTTCATGTGTTGCAGCATCAAAAGAATTGTGTGAAGCAATTGATAAAGCGTTGGGTATAGAAAGGAAAAAGAAATGAAAGTTTTTATCTCAAATTACCGTAATCATTGGGTTTCTCCATATACAATCTTAAAGAAGGTTTGTTTTTGGGAGAAAGATGAGGACGTATTTTACAACCATGAGGACAAGCCTAATGCACCTTATGAGAAGTGGGTGAATCGTTTAGAACCTATTTGTAAAACATGGAAAAAGTTTTTGGACTTTGTTCATCCTCAGATTAACTATGTAAAGATTGACCGATGGGATACTTGGTCAATGGACCACACGTTAGCCAACATTATTCTGCCAATGTTGAAACAGTTGAATGAAAGTAAACATGGCGCACCTTATGTTGATGATGAAGATGTACCTGAAGAATTGAAATCAACCTCAGCACCACCAAAAGAAAACGAATATGATACTGATGAAAATCATTTCAAGCGTTGGGATTGGGTCATGGGTGAAATGATTTTTGCCTTTCAATGTAAGAATGATGATTCATGGCAAGATGCCTTCCGTTCTGGTACACACGATTTGAAAAGTGTAGCGTGTGAATGGGACGAAGAAGGCAAACCAAAATTGTTTACCTTTCAAGAAGGACCTAACCACACATACAAATGCGATTATGAAGGTATGTGTGTGGTAGAAGAACGAATTCAAAACGGCTTTAGATTGTTTGGCAAATATTATCAAAATCTTTGGGACTAAAATGACACCATATTACTACCTTTGGCAGGCTAAGAAGTCTTTAGAAGGTGCCAAGAAAACTATTGAATTGATGGATGACCCCAACAATTATATGTTAGAGGCACAGAAAGATATGCTTGAATTAGAAGTGGAACATTTCCGTGAGCAATCATTTAAGTTTACCATATTTCTATTGACAATGGTGGTCTTTTGTGTTACACTAACATATCTAATTCATAAAGGAATATTTGATGTTCAAAAACTTATTGGATAAAATCAAAGTAATTAATGTTGCTGGATATTTTCTAGGCATCATCATTGGTAGTTTTATTATTGCTGGCGTGGCATTCTTTATGGAGAATCCACCACTACCTGAATACAAAGGTGGCATTCAGAATCACTTGGTCTGGAATATTAAAGGTGAGTGTTACTTTGTAAGACCTGCTACTAATACAGTTTATTTGGTTCGTGTTGAAGATTGTGATAAAGGTAATAAATGAAAACGAATAAGGATTTTCGCCTAAGTAAGAGTGCTAAGAGAGTTCTTGCCACCATCGTAGATGATAATTTACGCAATGGTTGGAAAAGGATGATGATTGAGGCAGAGGTTGCCGAAAAGCGTGCCAAGTTGGCGAAATTGAGTTCCAAAACTAATCAAGGAGAATCGGAATGAGTATGTTTATTGAAGTTGAGTCCGTAGAAAAATCATGCAAAGTGATTATTAATTTAGATGAAGTGATTGAAATTGCACCTCTCCGTTCTGGTGGTTGTGATTTGTTTTTCTCCGATTCTGCTGCCGTTGGTGGTAAGACTGCTATGAAAGTTAAGGATTCATATAGTCTGTTCAAACAATTGGCTATGCAAATGGTTTCTGCTGAAGATATTGCCAAAGCTAATGGTCGTGTTAGTAAAGGTGTTGTTAAAGAAAAAGCTCCAGTAGAAGATTTGGTAATTCCTAAGTTGTAATATTATGAGTAAGTTTACGTTTATTTGTGAAGATGAACCAATGCCGTTTTCTAGCGGAGGTATAACCTCCAAGAGAACGGTTGAGTTCAATTGTGTTTCTTTACCTGATGTCCTACAAGAATTTGAAATGTTCTTGCGTGGTTCTGGATTCCATATTGACGGTGTGCTTGATGTTGTACCTCAAGAACCTGATGACTTGGATGAATACACGGAAACCATATTTCCCGTTGGGAATGCCGATTGTTGATGTCATAAATAATCAGGTAAGATTAACTTAACCTTAGGATTATTCATGCTTATTCTAGTAATTGACCCATCAGGTCTCACACTAGACTGGTGCCTCCGTTGCGTGGCATATGGTCACACAGTCAAACTATACACTAAGGGTTCCCGTTCTTCACATATTGGTGAAGGTCTAATTGATAAAGTAGACAAGTGGAAACCTTACATGGGTGTGGCAGACTTGATTTTCTCAGCCGATAACCTAGAGTTTATGGATGAGATTGACGAATACATTAAAAAAGGTTATCCTGTATTCGGACCAGGTAAGCGTGCCGCTAAACTAGAATTGGACCGTATGTATGGTCAAAATGTCATCAAGGCATTTGGCGGTCCAATTATCCCTTCCCACGAATTTAAGAACTATGACGCTGCCATCAATTTTGTTAAGCAGAATCCAAAGCGTTATGTTTGCAAACCATGTGGTGAAGAAGAAGATAAGACACTATCGTATGTTGCTAAAGATGAGGCAGACCTCATTGGTTTCTTAATGAAGCGCAAAGAGAAATCTAAGCAAGCTCCCTATTTCATTCTCCAAGAATTCAAAGCTGGTACAGAGATTGCCTGCACAGGCATCTTTGGTCCTGCCGGTTGGATGGACTTCTGGTGTGAAGGTTGGGAATTTAAGAAACAAATGAATGGTGACCTTGGTGTGAACACAGGTGAAATGGGAACTGTTACTCGTTACACTAAACAATCCAAGATTGCTGACATTCTGATGAAACCAATGGAAGAAGAATTACATCGTATTGGTTATGTGGGTATGCTTGACATGAACTGCATCATTGACGAAAAAGATGGTACGCCATGGCCAATGGAATGGACTGCACGACCAGGTTATCCAATGTGGAACATTATGCAACCGCTCATGAAGAATGAGGACCCCGCTGAATGGATGCTTGACTGCATCAAAGGCAAGAACACACTAGAAGTTGAATATGAAACTTGTGTTGGTGTTGTTATGGCCAATGCCGACTTCCCATTCAATAAGCGTGACGAAGAAGAATATCTGGACTTTCCTGTGTTGACAGAAGGTGTGCCACATAAGAACCTACACCCATGCGAAATGAAATTATCTACCACAGTTAAAATGGTAGATGGTGAATTGCAAGAAAACATTCCAGAACTTGGTACTGCCGGTTCTTATATTCTTGTATTGACAGGCACAGGCAAGACTATTAGTGAAGCCAAAGATATGGCATACAAGCACGTTAAGATGGTCAAACTTGGTAATGACCCACAATATCGTACCGACATTGGTGAACGCTGTGAAAAAGGTTTACAGAAGCTGAAGAAACACGGGTATTCTACCGACTGGAAATACTAAACTACTAAATTATATTATGAATCTATACGGTGAAGAAGTAATTGAGAATCCTTTTGAAAATGCCAAGACTTATGAAAAGCATTTAGAAACGATTCTCAAACAACAAAACTATTTTGTTGCATCTCAAAAATACATTGGTGAGAAACCAACAGGCGGTAAGCATATCGTTGATTGTTTGGTTAATGAAAGAATCATTGTATCAGCCAAACTACAAAATGTAGGTGGTACTGCTGAAGAAAAAATCCCATACGAACAATTGATGTTGCAATATGCCTGTAATCGGCAATATGATAAAGCATACATTGTTTGTGCAGGTACAGGTTGGACAATATTAGATTATTTTGTATCAGATGATTATGCAAACCTCATCAATACAAAAAATGTTCGTGTCATTAAGTATGATGACTTTGTTAAACTCATTCACACACTATAATTATGGACTTTAAATACTCACCAGAGTTAAAGAATAGACTGAGATATCAGTTTAAAAATGTTGATAGACTTACAACCAATTATGGTGACTTGTGGCAAGATATGTTTGTTCTTTCCGTTTTAGATGGTAAAGAAAAAGGAACATACTTAGAGATTGGTGCCGCTGAACCGTATTGGTTGAGTAACACGGTTCTGTTGGAAAAATCATTCAGTTGGCGTGGCATTTCATTAGAGTTGGACCATGGCAAGGTAGACTTCTTCAATCGTGAACGCACCAACCCTTGTTATTGTGGTAATGCATTAGTGGTAGATTATTATAGTATGATTAACAGAGCCGAACTCGGCGATGTAATTGATTACCTTTCTATTGATATTGAACCACCAGAAAATACATTTGCCGCTTTAAAGGCAATACCACACGACAAGGTAAAGTTCCGTGTGATTACATTTGAACATGACCTCTACACAGGTGGACAGGCACCACAAGTAAGGGAAGAAAGTAGGAAGTTTCTTACCGACTTAGGTTATCATATGGTAGTCAATGATGTGGCAGCAACCGATAGAAGTGTGGAAGATTGGTATGTAATGCCAGAACTGGTTGACATGAGTATAGTTAATGTGTTACAATCTACTAAAGATTTGAATAACTTTGACGAATACATGATACTATGAATATTTTCTACCTTGACAAAAACCCGCAAGTGTGTGCTCAAATGCACGTTGATAAACATTGCGTGAAAATGATACTTGAATATGCACAACTACTCTCAACTGCTCATCGTGTTCTTGACGGGACTATTATTGACCGCATCAGTCCTTCTGGTCGTAAACAAAAAGCATATCTACTTGCCGATAACCGTGAGTCCACTCTTTACTCTGCTACTCATATCAATCACCCATCGGCAGTATGGGTAAGACAATCTGCGGCTAATTATATGTGGCTGGCTGAGTTGCTAGAAGAATGTTGCAAAGAATATACCTATCGTTATGGCAAAGTCCACAAAGTAGAACGTGATGGTCTAATGCAAACGCTTAAGAACAATTTCCCTAAAAACATTTCTGATAAACCTTTTACTGAACCAACACCAGCTATGCCTGATGATGTTAAAGTACCAGGCGATTCAATCAAATCTTATCACAACTATTACCTTAAAAACAAAGGTCATCTATGGTCGTGGAAAGGTAAGATAAATAGCAGAAAGATGCCTAATTGGCTAGATAGTATGTGTCAATCAATTTCTTATGAGTATAATTAATGCCTGCTTATGATTTCTTAAATAAAAATACTGGCGAAGTAGAAGAGCACCGTATGTCTTATACGGTGTTAGACCAGTTTAAACTTGATAATCCCCACCTAGAACAATATCATTGTCCCGACAATCTACCTGGTTTTGGTGATGGTATGCGTATGTCTGTTCCTGGAATCGGCAAACCAGATTCCACATTTGAAAAGTATGTTATTGGCCGAATGAAAGAAAGTGTCGGTCAAAACACAATCAAAGCTGGTCACAAGACCAAGGCTCCTAGAGAATGGTAAAATTGATGCCTATTTCGTATCTTTTAACTTCTAACAGAGGTGCTAATGGTTATCCAAGTAAAGTTCCCCCCGTAGAAAAAATTCCCCGCCTATTCAATGACAATAACAAAAGGGAGTTTTATGAGCAAAAAAAGAATGATGTCAAAGTCACAGCGGCTATACTACGAATCTCAGAAGAAAGAACAGATTCAAAAACAACTCGCTGAATACGCCAAAGTAGAACACGAAATTGAAAAAGAACAAATACCTAAACCCTCATACAATCCACACGGAACTTCATACTTTACATAATGTTCAATTATTGCCCACCCAAACAATTACAAGATTTAAAATCAGAAACTTTTCCTGACGGCAGAAGATTCTATACTGTACCAGTTACAGGCGAAAAACTACCATCAGTGACCACCGTTCTCGGTGCTATGAAAAAAGAAGCCATTATGAAATGGCGCAAGCGGGTGGGTGAAGATGCAGCCAATGCCATCTCTCGCAAGGCATCTGGTCGTGGTACCAATGTTCATACACTATGTGAACGATATTTGAATAATGAACCACTTGGTGATATCATGCCTGATGCCAAGGAGATGTTTCTATCTATCAAGCCAATATTGAATAACATTAATAATATTCATTACCAAGAGCAGGCCTTATGGTCTACGCAATTAGGTATGGCAGGTCGTGTAGACTGTATTGCTGAATACGAAGGTGAACTATCTGTAATTGATTTTAAAACTTCCAAACGTATTAAGACTAGCGAAGATATTGAAGATTACTATTGGCAAACAACAGCTTACGCACTAATGTATGAAGAACTAATTGGTGAACCTATAAATAACCTTGTTATCATCATGGCAGTTGAAGATGAGGCACCATTAGTATTTAAACAGAACACACAAGACCATATTGAAGGTTTGGTGAAGGCGATTAACTTTTATAAAGGTAAGTTATGAAGAAGATTCTATTATCATTTGTTTTAGCCATTACGGCTTTAACAAGCCATGCTTGGACACAACGACCAAATGTTGCACAGGCACAATGTATTGTTCATGCACCATATGGATTTCCGCAAGCGGCA